TCATGAAACAAGACTACGTATTGAAAGTGAATGGAGCGGATGGATCTGTCAACGAACGCATCCCCGGAGGTGAAGAGGACGCTTTGAAAGCTCACTATCCGCAAAACATATCAATTGGCGATGGCGCAACCCCGCCAGATAAGCCGACTGACAGGGTGCCGTTTTCAGTATCCGCAGGGCAGCAGGTTTCTCTCGTTGTTGAGGTTGACGAGAAAGGCGCAATCGAAGCAAGCGGCGAAGATGATGCGGTGCGCGTTGTCATTGAGGACGTTGACCCGGAATCAATCCACTACGTCCCAAAGATTGGAAGCGCAAGCACGGGTGAGGCTGGATCATATCACTACAAACTGGCAACCATCGAAGCGCCTGAAACGGAAGGCGGCGCACCTGTTTTGAAACTGTTCCTTGCAGGTTCTCATATCTCCCATTTTCGGGATTTGCCATTGCTCATCAACCGCCCCGTTGACACTGCGGAAAACGTCGGAAGGATCATCAAAGAATACGACAAGCCAAGCAATGAATACAGATTCCGCTCTATTGGAAAAGGCGATGGGCAATTGCGAGTCAATGAGGACGGCGATCATGTAAACGTAAGAGGCAACGGCAAGGCTCTAACATTGCGCTATCAAGTTGCAGGAGAATCTGCCGTTGACCTTGCGACGTTTGTTGACGGACTAACGACCAGCGAAGGAACCGCAACCATTCCAATCCCGGCGCTTGGCGGAGGTGATGGAATGCACCTAAACGTGCATGTTATGACGCAAGGCGAAGGAACCGACCCGGACGGCTGGGTTAGGATTCCAACCGCAGTTAAAACGCTTTGCTTTCGTTCTGGCATATTCGTCGGGGCGTTCGATCAAGCATCGCCTAGCGCGTTCTCCGAAATCTTTACATCTTACGAAGCGTCGGCACCCGCTGGCCTTATTAGCGTTCGCGTATCCTCAATCGCTGGTGTCTCATGAAGCCCCAACTCGTCAGATGCGGATTCGGACTAGGCAATCGCGTTGCGGCAATTGCTCATGCGCTTTGCATGTTTGAGCGCGTCCGATTTGTTTGGAGGATCAACCACGAATGTCCCGCACATCATGAGGATGTTTTCCCGAACGGAATCCCGAACGTCGAATTTGACATGGACGCCCCGCTAGGATTTGCATCGCAGTTTGGCGACAAACGAATTCACGAATGGCAACCCGACCTTGACGCGCAAAAGCGTAAGGATGCGTATCAAACAGTGATTGACTCCATGGCAGGCGACGCAAAGGAGGAATTCCGATTTTCGGCAATCGCAAGACTCCGCAGGTTTCAAATCAACGCGCAGGATGCGGCGGATGAAATCGCCTGGCGGGCAAAAAACATCGGGGCGGATTCGTGTTTCCTGCTAGCCGATTCTAACCGGGCGGAAATCGCAGAACGGCTGGCGGAAAACGGAATCAAAACAACGCTTCCAGACTCGCCAGAAATGGAGCACGATTTTGACCGGAATGCCGCCAGCGTCATCCAATTTTGCAGCGATTGGAAAACCGCGCTAGCTGCGGATATCCTCTTTTCCGTGGGCGGAGATTCGTCGCTTGCTTTTCCAAAAATCGCAGGGATTGACAACCCCGCCCCGATACCTTACTAAACCGCTAAACATTATGAGGATTTCACTTGGAGACTCAAAAACCCTGATTTTGCCACTACGCTGGCAGGGTGCGCAATTCTCCCCCGGAAGCGATTGGGGGCTGATTTTTACGGCAAAAGCAGACCCTGCGGATGCCGACTCCGATGCGCTCATTCAGAAAGCCACAGGGGCAGGGATTACGGTTTCCGGCAACAAAGCATCGGTTGCATTCGTCCCCGCCGATACGGTGGCCCTAGAGCCCGCAATCGCCCATTGTGACATCCAAGCGCAAAACATTTCCACGGGCGCGGTGCGGACCGTCTGGGAGGATACTATTGAGCTACGGCGCGACATTACCCGCGAGACGGAAACGAGCGTGCCAATTTATACCACGGAGCCGCCTTACCCTGGCGGCGATCTAACTAGCGGCCCCGTCCGCTCGTCTGGAGGGACCTCCAGCATCGCCAACAATGCTTTGAGCATCGGCATGGTCTCGGGGCTGCGGGGGGAGTTGGATACGATTCCTTCGATTACGCGGACGGCGGCACAGGGCAGTCCGATAGACGCGACAGTTGTCTTTGTGGGGGGTGATTACGACGGCACGACCATCGCCAAATCATCCACGCCTTACAATGGTCGCATGCTATTTTCCACAGGGATATTCCGCGTGGAATGGGATAATATTAGGTGGAGGTTTCTCGCCAATGGGGTGGTTGTTTATAATGCCGTTGGTGACACCAGTCACCCGTCAGACGCAGATTGGCAGGGGGGCACGATCTCGCTTGCAAAGCGCGACCTCACCGCCCCATACATCGGCGCAACCTGCCGCGTGGGTGATTCCGCCCCATACGACTGGTATCTTGCAGAGACGCTAACGGCGTGGCGCGGGCCGTTGCAGTTGGATGAGGTTTCGACGGCATGGGGGGATATTACTGGCAAGCCCTCGACGTTTGCCCCCACCGCGCACAAATCCAGCCACGCCACAGGCGGGAGTGATGCGCTTACTCCTGCGGATATTGGGGCGATGGTTAATAGCAACACCGCGCTCAACGCTGCCATCGCCACATCCCCCCGAGCAACCCGCAACGCGTTACAGCTCACCAAGCCGCGCACCGTCGCTTTTTTCGGAGACTCGATCACCGATCAAGACTCCGGGATTCCGGTTTCCCCATACGCGCAAACCAACGGACGTGGATACCCGTCGTGGGCTCAGTTCATCCTTAAGGGTCGGTTCACATCGCTCCCTCAAACGGTCGGCATCTCGAAAGCAAATTTCGGGGTGTCTGGTGCGACCGTCAACACACTCCGGGGCGTCACCGACCAGACCAGCGAAACCGTGAGGTCACAAGACGCCGTCATGGCGTCCAACAGCCAGCTTGCGCATCTCATTGCACGCGCCACACAGACCGACAGCATCGTATGCGAGTTATCAGGCGCGAATGATCTAGCTGCCGGATACACCGCCGCGAACATCGCAGCAAAACGGGCGGCTATGTGGCAAGAAATGATTGCCTCCGGAATCCCGGCAAGCCGCATCGTTGTAGTCGCCACTCTCCCTCACCTCAACAGCACAAACACGGCCATTGCCGACGCCGCAAACACCATTGCAGCAGCATCCGCAGCATCGCTGGGCGTGACGTGGGTGGACTATCCCGCGTCGTTTAAATCGGCAGGATCACCCGTTGCAAACCGCTACGGAGGCGATTTGATCCACCCTAACAAAATCGGTGCTCAGGAACTCGGCGGGGCGGTGGCGACTGCCCTTTCGCCGTTGGTGGCAGATGACACTTTTCCTGTTAGCACGACTTGGCTTACTACAAACCCTTACGCGACCGGCACTCAGGCGGTTAGCGGCACGGGTTATACAGGATCAATCGCAACGGGCTGGAACATCATATTTAATGATACAAGCGGCAACTCCACCACTTACTCCAAAGTGACCGACGCGGAAGGCGAATGGCAGCGACAGGTGACCACTGGCAGCGCACGTTCATCGTCGCCTACAATAAGGATTCCCGTCCCAACCATCCCAGCAAATCGCCAATTTCGCATGGTGATGCGGGCGAGAGGTTCCGGGTTCTGGATGATTGATTTCAAGCTGGTCGTAAATTCCAGCGCGGCGGCTTACGTGCTTGGGCCGGGCAGCGACGATGTGCCTGTAAATCCACTTAACTTGAACGCATTTGACGGACTGTTAGTCAGCCCGGTGATGATCTGGCCGGGCGGTGAACGGATCGCAGAAATTTTCGTGACAGGAGCTGGAATTGGGACTCTGGATTTTCGGCAAATCGGGATAATCGTCGTCCCAAACGAGCCGATCAATGCGGTCGATCTCGGGCAAACCATCGTGAGCATGGTGCAAACCGGAACTCCGACGACTGTGCATAATGCGCTCATTCCGTGCAACGCCACGGCGGGAGCCATCAACGTCAACCTCCCATCCCCCGGTGGCGTCATTGGCCGCCGCCAGACATATATCAAAACCGACAGTTCCGGCAATGCCGTCACCCTCATTGGGACGATCAACTGGGGGACCAATCACGCCCTCCCCTCGCAAGGATCGAAAGTCACAATTGTTGCGACCCCTGACCGCTGGCTCATCGTCGAATAATAACATGATCCCCCGCATCCTCACCAGTCAACACGGCCAAGACATCCTTCAAGGGTGTTTATGGGGAATCCTTGCGATCTACAACGGCGCATCCGCACTTATTGCAGTTATATCGGAAGCTGATTGGAATCGCATCACGGGACCGCATGGAGTGGCGTTTATTGCGGTGGTTGCCGTCGTGGTGCTATGGGCAAACGGGCTAGCCACGCGCAAGGCGGAGGACAAGCGACGAGCCGAAGAGATAGCTTCTGCCAACGCATCGCGGGCGGAACTCTTAAAGGCGCTGAAGGAGTCGATTGATAGCAACAACGACCTCACGAAGCAGTGCATCAGGGCGATTGAATGCCAAAAGGCGGCAACGCAGGCCATGGATAAAACGATCCAACATCATACTACTTTCCTTGCTGATAAAATCGAATCGAAATACTAACATCATGAGCAAAACAACCATCATCGGACTACTGGCAGCATCCGCTGCCGCATTGCAAAGCATCCTTCAAGCAGGCGCTCAAATCGAGGACTGGAAAACATGGGTATTGCCCGTGACCCTTGCCGCGCTAGGGTATCTCTCTAAGGACAGCAAATGATAGGAGACAAAACCATTGCCGTGATTGCCGCCGTGATTGCGGTTGCGGTGTGGGTATGGAACGTGTATTACTACGGATCATGAGCTATCAAATTATCATCATTGACCCCGGACACGGGATGGGAAACCGCCAAGCGGGACGCTACGACCCCGGCGCGGTGTCTGGAACCGCCAAGGAGGCATCCATCGTCATGGATTGGGCAAACGAGTTGCGCGGCATCCTCAAAGCCCGTGGCAAGGGTGTGGTGCGCACTAGGATTGACGATAAAGACCCGGCACCCATCGGCAAGCGTGCTTCCATTGCCCGCCAGTATCGCGGGGAAATCATGATTTCTCTGCATTGCAACGCCGCCAATGGGACCGCATCAGGAACGGAAACCTTTTATCGTGGGACAGAAAATCGAATCATGGCTTCACGGATCAATGGTGCCGTTTGTGGGGCGCTAGGAACGCGCAACCGGGGACCTAAGACGGAAGAGTCCAGCCAGCATTCAAGGCTTGCCGTGATGGCATTCCAGCCGTGTTTTTTGATCGAGATTGGATTCATCGACAATCTAAGTGACCTTGCCAAAATGACCGATCCTGCATTGCGCCGGAAAGCGTGTGAGGCGATTGCGGATATTCTGTCCTAATCGACGGGCCGATTGTTTGAGATGTAAAGCAGCAGGCCATACTGCCGTCTTTTTGATGGTGACAGCTTAGACGTTAGGTGGACGCCGTTGCAATGCGGGCATCGGTAAGCGCCAAATGGCCTGCCATATTTTTTTGCAAAGCTCTCGACCCTGCGCGTGTATTTGCCGCTAATGTCGATCTTGCCATCGCATCCGCGCTCTTTGCTTGGGATCTTAGGCAAAGCAATCGGATCGACGCCGAAGAGCTCCTTGTTTGGATCAATCATGGCTTGGTTTGGTTAGGTAAAGCAGTCACTCGGTTTGGTGAGCTAGGAAGCGGATACAATTGTCCTGATAGCAGGAGCAATTGCAATGCCGTATGATTACTCGTTTCGGAGCCGCCAATCGCATCAACACCGGATAAACCGGACCTTGTGGCATGGGTGAAGGGAGTGTCGCTGTAGGCACCTTGAGGAATGATCCTCGCCACAAGGCTTGCCGCACCTTTCGAGTGCCGACTAATTACGCTGGATCGGACAATAGCACATCCAGCAACCTTGATTTTCCAACTGGCTCGGGTTCGGTCGTTTTAGCGTTCCTCCCTCGCTTGGATATGTCCGGGGAGTTTCCGCTGGAAGAGAAAAGCCCCGACCGGGAGTCTGGAATACCGGGCGGGGCTTTCTGGGATGGACGGTAAAGCCCTAGGACAGAAATTGTTCGTCGTTTGTTTTCCAGACTCTCGACGGCGCAAACAAGCCACAGCCCGCGCCGATTGGCAAGCAAATCTTGACGGAGTTGCGAAAATGCGCAACATCGCAACAACAACACCCCCGACGCCTCTCAACGATGCGCACCACCGGGGGTTACTTTTTGGGGGGTGGATTTCGATTTGTGATTGACGTTTCAAGATTCCGGCTTTAATCGTTCGGCATGTCCACAACCGACCAAGCCCGCATCCCGCTCCCAAAAGGAAAACTCAACATCCGCCACCGTCAAATGCGCGGAGTCTGGCAGTGCTTCGCTGGAAACACCTACATCACTGGAGCTTCCGGCGAGACTGCCGACGAGGCAGCACAACAACTTGCCAATCAATACGACGTTGCCGAGGGTGCCGAAATCGTTGTCCATGGATACCGCGAGCCCGCCACGATTAAAGCCCCCGCCGCTGAAATCTACTAATCACGATTCAACGATATGAGCGATATTCCAAAAGGCAACGAAAGCGTTACCCCCGATGAAATCAGAAAACGGGTTGAGACGCTGTTTCATACCCCCATGCAAATTAGCCTTTTGGAGTGGCAACCAATCGCGCAAGATTTGCTAGGGGCGGCAACTCGTCTTGAAACGCTGATTGAGGAAAATTCCAAAATCAAACCTCGCTCCCGTTTTTGGAAGGCAGTCTGTCACGTTTGGGGATGCGATGGCGGATGGTATGAGCCTTGCAAGCGATGCGGGAAGCCTATTCCTCCTAACTATTGAAAATGACCGTCCAACCAATCCCCGCGAGCGAGGCAACCCCTTGGTTACTGTCTCGCCACTACGCAAGGCGTCTTTGCCCCGTATCATACGCATACGGGGCTTTTCGTGACGGGGCGATGATTGGCGTCGTGACGTTTGGGACGCCATCCAGTGCGCCCCTACGCGCCGGGATAGCTGGCGATGAATGGGCGGATAGAGTTCTGGAATTGAATCGGCTTTGCTGCCAATCCGAAAAGAACCTCGCAAGCGAGCTTGTCGGAAAGGCTTTGCGATTACTTCCCAAGCCTTCGATTGTGGTGAGCTATGCGGACACGGCGCAAGGGCATGTCGGATACATTTACCAAGCGACCAATTTCATTTACACAGGATTGAGCGCCAAGCGGACGGACTGGAAAATCAAAGGCCGCGAGCACCTTCACGGCGCGACGATTGCCGACGAAAGCAGGGGGCAGAAAAACCGCGCTCAATGGATGCGCGAAAAATACGGCGATGCCTTTTATTTGGAGGATAGAGCGCGGAAGCACCGCTACGTTTATTTGTGCGGAAACAAGCGGCAACGTGGGCAAATGCTGGCTTGCTTGAAATACGCGCAAGAGCCTTACCCGAAAGGCGATTCCAGCCGCTATGACGCAAGCGCGACCATCGAAACGCAGACTGTTTTCCTGTAAATCCCCATTGATTTCCAGCAAGTTACGACGCCGGAAAAAATAATTCAGAAAAAACATGAAATCTTGTTGACGTTTCAAGCCGCACCCTTTACCTCTTGTCCATCGCCGCAAGGCAAACCAAACCGACCAAGACAATGACAACGCAATCAAATCAAGTAGTTCTTCAAGACTCTCGTTCGAATCTGTTTTACAGCAAGGAACGCGGAGGCTTTTCCGAAACGGACAAAAGCAAGGCAACCCGCCTTGACGCAGGAACTTCGCAGCCCGCTTTCATCAAGGCGCATTTCCAACGCCCGGAATTTATTGTTGAAGTTCCGTTGGCCGTTGCTGCACCATTTACGGCTCAAGACCTTCCCAAGCTGGCCGAAGCTATTGCCGCCGCGCCAAGCCCAGAGAATGCCCATTTGAACCCTCACTTGAACGGAACTTTGCGCCCGGTGAAGTCATACCACGGGCGCGGAATGCGGACTTATCGCTTTGGGGATTGGAGAATTGAGATCACAACGCGGACCGAAAGCAAAAAGCGGGGTTGTGGTTTCCGTAAGACTTCAACCATTACAAACTTTGACCTTTGCAATACAAAAACCGGACAAACCGCCCCCTTTGGAACCGGAGGATTGAAAGCGGCGGTTGATTATATCATGAAAACCGAAATGAAGCGTCACCACTTTACCGCCATCATCGCCTAACCTTCCCCACCCTCCCGCGCTTTTCCTTGGTCGGTTGACCGGGAGGGCGCGGGAAAACCTGACAAACCAATGAACAAAAACAACGCAGCACAATTCCTTCCGCTGGTCCAAGCACTGGCTGAGGGTAAGACGATCCAATATAACGACAATGGGACATGGTGTGACATGCACGGAGATTCCATCGCTTTTGGCAACTTGCCCGGACACTACCGCGTCAAGCCCGAGGCGAGGGAGTGGAAAGGCAAGATTTCCGACACAAGATGGAACTCCGACGGAATCGCAGAGTTTACGATTATCTTTCGCGGCGAAATCGATCAACTTCCAAAAGTCGGTGAAACTATCCGCGTCCGCGAAATCATCGACTAACCCGCCATGAAAATCTCTGCCGACACCATCACCGTGGATTTCCTGTGCCGACTCCATGACGACCTGACCCATGCGACGCAACAGATCCGCCAAATATCGATTCTAGCAGACGCCGGGGAGATTGACCCAGAAGAAGCCGCCAAGCGCGTTGGCAAGGCTCTGAAGCCGTTGCAGGTTGAGCCATAACATTTCCCCTGATACCCGCCCCCACAGAACCGCCTGTCCCTCAAAAGGGGACGGGCTTTTTGGGCGAAAACCATGCCCGCCATCGACTCCATCCGCACTTACAGTGACGAAGCCCTAGCCGGGGCTATCCGGTCCTTGCAACTCTCTAACGCATGGTGGCAGCGGCTCCACATGCTTCTTAAAGAGCAAGAGCGGCGGAAGAAAAACGGCATCCGCATTCCGCAAAGCGAACTCCTTTTCCCGTGAAAGACATATCACAATACCCAACGCCGGAAACGGATTTCTTGTGCGAGCGCATAGGCGATCCGCCACACACCATGAACCCAAGGACTCACCTCTGCCGCGATCTTGAGCGCCGACTCACAGCGTGCCGGGAGTTCATCCAAAACGCAATAGATTACTCCCACATTCAGGAAACCGACAAGCAGTCGGCTGAGGACTTGCTAGCCGCGACCGCCCCTAAGTCATAACCATCGCACCTCTCATCATTCTCCTTGCCGTGCTCTTAATCGGCGCATGGCGCAACCGAAACCAGAACCAATGAAAACATCACTATCAATTCCGTCAGTTCAACCAAAGCCGACAAAAACCGAAGTCCTAGACGCAATGGTTATTCGCGCTAAGGTCAAGCACGATGCCGAAAACAAGCGCCGTGAAAAAGCCCGTGAAGCCTTGGAAAAGAAGATCACGGCACTCGCGATCAAGGCGGGAAAATCAAAAACGCCTTCCGTTGGTATTTATGTGTATAACAACAAGGAAAGCAACCATTGCGACCTGTATATCCGCAATCTGCAAACGCCAGAATTGCAACCGCTGCTTGAGGATCTTCATTCACTTATCCGCCTTGTGTGGGATGAGAAGGATGTCCGCAGAGCTATTAAGCAAGAGTTGTCTGGAATCGCCAAGCCAAGCCCCACCCGGCTTCTTGACAATCCCGAAACCGTTAAGGCAATGGATGCCATGCTTGCTCAATGGGGAATGTAACTTTTGCGCCACAATGAAAACATCCGTCAAACTCCGCAACAAAGCCGCCAAGAGCGCGGCAATTAGCCTCGCGTCAATCACGGCATTTTGCCTGCTAGTCGCCGCCGCATCCAGCCTACTCGTCAACGATCACATCATAGCTGGATGGTCCGCACTAGCACTTGGATTGTGGCTCCTAGCCATCGGCTTTGACCGTGCTTTTGACGCAATCGGCAAGGCATGGCGGGCAAGTGACGCCGCCAAAACCGAACAACTGCGCGCCGTGCGTCCACGGCTTTAATTTCCACCACCACAAACCAATGACAATTAACACAGAACTCAATCACGGAATCAGCCTGCTTGCCGAGCGATTCCCTAATACTTACGTCACCGCCGAGGAAGGCATGACAATAAATAGCCTTGGCACGCTATCCCGCAACATCCGACTTGCCGTTGTCATTGACAGCGAATGTTACGCAGGCACCGCAGACACCGCAGAAGCAGCGTTTGCCAAGCTCATGGAGGAATACCTCAAACCCAAAACCCAAGCCATTCAGAAAGCGCGGGAACTCTTGGAAAAAGAGGGCTTCACCGTTTCGCCCGTTTCTTAATCTTAACCAACCAATGAAAAACATGAACGCAAAAGGACAAGGCAAAACACAATCAATGCAACTTAACGCCGAGCAAAAGGTTGCTCTTACGCTTTGGATTCACCAAAACAAAGAAGTCTGCGAAAAAAATTCATCTTTCGATATTGCGCAACTATTCAAGCAAGAAACTGGGATTTCCGTTTCTAGCTCAAGCATCATCACCACAAGAAACGCGGTTTTTCCTGAAATGAAAAGGGCTCGGAAACAGCCATTTAGGCAAGACTTTGACGCGGTTCTTTTCATTCAAAAGATGAACCAGCTGAACAATAGGATTTCTAGGATTGAATCAGAACTTGGAATCCTCCCGCTTTAACAATCTCAACCAACCAAATCAATGAGCAACACAGCTATTACCAAACCGCAGGGGCTCAAAGCCCTTATTAATTCCGAATCCATGCGCAACCAGTTTGCCATGGCTCTTCCGAAACACCTGACCGCAGAGCGTTTCACGCGCATCGCAATCACCGCGTTGACCCGCACTCCGAAGCTTCAGGAATGCACACCAGAAAGCTTCATGCGCTGCCTCTTGGACCTGTCCGCACTTGGCATTGAGCCAGACGGCAGACGCGCCCACCTTATTCCTTACGGCAAGGAATGCACTTTGATTCTCGACTACAAAGGCATTGCTGAACTTGTCATGAGATCCGGCGTCGTATCGTCCATCCATGCAGACAAAGTTTGCGACAATGATACATTCGACGTTGACCGTGGAAAGATTGTTTCCCACCGGATCAACTACAAGGAACCACGCGGAAAAAGCTACGCTTACTATGTCATTGTCTCATTCAAAGACGGTTCAGAAAAATGCGAAGTGATGACCCGCGAAGAGGTTGACGCAATCCGCAAGCGTTCAAAAGCTGGCAACTCTGGACCATGGGTTTCCGACTTTGACGAGATGGGTAAAAAGACGGTTTTCCGCCGTGCTTCCAAGTGGTTGCCGTTGTCACCGGAGATCCGCGATGCGATGGAAAAGGATGATGATGGCCTAGACGATTCTCCACGCGTTGCCGTTGGCCGCGTCGTTGACGAAACCGCCCGCATTGAGAACCCATACGCGGTGCCGGACGAAACGGCGTTTACGGACCTTAAGGGATCAATGCCAGACATGCCGCCAATCGAACCGCAACCAACCGGAGAACCAGTGATGGAATCGCCCGTGGAAGTCAGCCCCGAAACCGAGCATGAACAACTGCTTGGAGAAATCCGCGATTTCCTCGCGGAATCCGGCGTCAAGGTCGGTGAGTTCGCGCCGAAGTGCCGAGCCGCAGGACACCTGAAATCCGGCGTGCAAATCGTGGGCGCGGACGTTGAGACATTGCGGGCGATCAATGCGAACCGGGTGGCGATTCTGGAAGGAGGTAAGGCATGAAAGCTGGCTATCAACAGCGGATCAAAACCGCAATCAGCGAAGCCGAGCGATTCATCGACCGTGCCAAATTGGCAATCGAAGCAAAGGACGATTGGGACAAGCAACCGCAAGCAAAGCGGGCAGCGATGAAACGCGCATCCATGGACCTTACACGCGCACTTGCGCAAGTCAGGAAGGGGGAGTGGGTATGAGCGTGAACGATGGAGGACCTGCTTTTCCTCAACCAATGACGTTTAGTCCAAACGGTCAACCGACCACGCCAGGAATGTATTTCCCAGATGTGAATGGAATGTCCCTTCGCGACTGGTTTGCGGGGCTGGCTTTGCAGGGATGGCTTTCGGGACCATGCCAAGGCGATGTTCTGGACGATTATGACCACGATCCAAAAGCATTTTCGCAACATCAGAAAATCGTTGGAGAAACGTGCTATGGATATGCAGACGCCATGCTAGCAGCCCGCGAACGAAAGGAGGACGCATGAACGCTGCCGAAGTATTTAGCTACCGCCAGTATTCCAACGGCATCCTAGAACGACTCCACGCCGACTTGCGCAAGGTCCGATACCGTGACAAAACGCAGAACGAACAATTTGCCCGATGCCGTGAAGAGATGGAACGGCGGGGGATGAAACTAGCCAACGCGCCGAAACCAAACGAAGAAAGGAATTGAAATGAGCAAACCAAAAACATATCCGCCTTATAGCGTGACCGGAGAAGGATGCGACGCATGGATTATTGATTCAAAAGGAAACGACGTTGTTTCAGTAATTGTGATGGGGGATCATTATGCAGATTCCGAAATTAGGGAAACCGTCATGCAATCCATTTGCGATGCGCTTAACCGAAAGGAGGAATCCAAGTGAAAATCCACCACTGCCAGCAAGGATCAGCCGAATGGCACGAATTACGCGCACGCAACTTCACGGCATCCAACCTCGGAGAATGGGCGCTAGAACCCGTCAAGATCACATTAACGATTGACCAGATCAAGGAGGAGCTAGACGCCGCTGGAATCGCCCGCAAAGGCGTCACAAGGCGCGATGACCTGATTGCCTTGCTGCCATCCACTGATCAATACATGGAGCTTACCACGGGCGCTAGAACGGCCATTCTAGGCAAGCTAAAGCAAGAGCGGATGTTAGCCATGAAATCACGCCCCACGCTTACGCAAGAGGAGATATTTTACGCCGAACGAGAAGATGAAATGGCAGCGCAATCAGAGCGCAAGTTTGCCAACAATATCCCCGTGAAGTATGGCAACTTGCTGGAACCGTTTGCCCGTGAGTATTACGAACGCGCGACGGGCTTTGAGGTGTCACAAGTTGGATTCGTTGAATACGAAGAGGGCGCTGGTTTTGGATGTTCGCCGGATGGTTTGGTTGGTGATGGAGGATCGGGATGCAATGACGAATCATTTGCATGGGGGCACGGACTCGAAATCAAATGCCCTATTCCCGAGACTCACCTTGCATGGCTTTTGGATGGAGGACTACCAGAAGAGCACCGCTTGCAGGTCCACATGAGCATGGCGGTGACTGGTCTTGATAGATGGGATTTCCTGTCCTATTGCCCAGGCGATGCGCCTTTACTCATCACCGTCCACCGCGACGAGACAACCGAACGATTGGAAGCCGGGATGAAAATCCTTGTGAAAGAAAAATCCAAAATCAAAGCACAGCTTGGAATGCTTTGGCGCAACGCATATCAAAAGCCATGAACCACCACCCAACACCGGAAACGGATGCAAACGCATTCCCAGACTTTGAACGAGGCGGCGATATTGTCCTTGCCGACGTTGCCCGCGACCTAGAACAGCGTCTTGCGGAGTGCCGCGAGGCTCTATCTGCCATTGAGAGCACAACCAGGGGTTATTGCCACGGATCATGGGAAAGCCGACTCTGCTCAATCGCGAAAGAAACCCTAACCAAAACCGCCCCAAAACCATGAGTGACTTTTTAAACACAATCAAATCCACCGCCGCCGGAAGAGCGCGGCTTGATTTTTTCGACAACCTCCCCGAAACACCTAGCCCGCGCATTTTGTGGATGCGGAAACATGACGTTAAGGTTGTCCCCGAGGTTTGGGATGAGTTCAACGACCGCGAACGATGGGCGGCATACACCGGATTAATCGACGATTTGCCTGAGTTGCATTTCGGAGACACAGCCGACGACGCCATTGTTGAATTTGCAAAGAAAAACAACCTCAAACTCTGGAATGAATCATGAACATCAAAGCACACCGCAAAAACATAGCATATTCAAGCAGGCGACTCCGCAGGGCAAGGCGGCTATACGTCCGCATTTGCTCTAAGGCAATCTTGGAAGCAACCGACGATTCCGTGATGATCAAAATGTCTCAAAAGATGGTTGACCGGAAGCTATACGCGCATCCTGAAGGTGCTCAAATACCTTGGCGTGATTTTCGCTACCGGATTTTGCGCTATCTTTACAGACAGCACGGAAGCCCCGGAGGCCACTGGTTTTTCTGGCTAAGCCAACACGGATTCAACCACAATTTCAGCAAGATCAAACAAGAGAAAATGGCCGTATGAAAAGAAATGACGCAACCGATTACGCCATTGCGCTAAATCAAGTGGATGAAACTCAGACCGCAGAAGAAACGGCGCGGAGAGTGGCGGCTGTATTCTTGTCACCAAAAACGCTTTTCAATCTTTGGATCGACGCACTCATCTACAAATACTGGAAATCATGATCACATACATAGTAACCGCTTACCGTTGGGGCTACCTAAACGACGACATGACCATCTACGCCAGCCCGTCAAAGGATGACTGCATCGACGTTGCGGAGGCATTTGCAGACTATCGAGGCGGCAAATACGGATGCGCCGTCATTGAATGCCTAGGCGACATCCACAAAGGCCGGGAGGGCGACGGCATGGGCAAGCGCGTTTTTTACACGCCATCGCAAAGCGGGGAAAAGGAGCCGAAATACAATCATCGGCTGAATGTTTTCAATCATACCGTTTGCCAGATCAAACATGACAAACGATTTGACGCCGCCCCGCAGTGGATTCGTGACATCATCAAACATGAGCAGGATGAAGCAGACCGGAGGAACTCAATGCAATGAAGCCCGGTGAAGAAAACAAACTGCAAATCCTCACCCATCTCCAAACGCTATTCGGCGCTGAGATGGTCAAGACGGAATTCGTATTCCACCCCGTCCGCAAGTGGCGATTCGATTACGCAATTCCAGAGATAAAACTGGCCGTCGAATATCACGGACATGCTGGATTCATTAGACCCGGCGCAAGCGGCCATAGCACGATCAAAGGCTTAACGAACGATTGCGAAAAGGTCAATTCAGCCATTGCCCTTGGCTGGCGGGTGATTGCCTTTACGGCGCTTCATTTCCGCTATTCTGAGAGGGTCAAACACAATCTGACGGGACCGCAGGAGACGATTATGAACGCGCTGGCGGCGATGCAATCCGAGAAGGAAGCGCGGGATTAAAAATATTTTGATTTATTGTTGACGTTTCAAAAGGCGTCCCGTAGTTCTTGCGCATGTCGAACACCGCCACCGCCCGCGAGATCGAACTCAAACTCCAATTCGTCCGCATGACCCGCCAAGAAATCGAAACGATGATGAACACCACCGACAACACAACCACCCGCCTGATATGCTGGGAATACCTCCAAACCTTCTGAGCCGCCACGGCTACCTCCCCACGGACAACGTGGGGAGGCTGTATTGCTGGCCGTGCTGGGATCGCCTCGAAAAACAGAACCCAGCATTGGCAGGCCACACCGACGACGAGGAGTGCGACCACTGCGGAGAAACTATCAAACCTGACAAGACACCGATATGGGAAATCGAAAGAAGAAATGCCAAATGAATCACGCGGAACTGGCGCGACTCACAACGGGGGAAATATGCCCAAAGTGCCAGAAGCTGCTCAAGCGTGGACCGAGAGAAAAAACTATAACCGCCGCAAATCTCATGAGTGCGATCCGCGCTGGGCTCATCCCGCCATGCCCACGATGCGGGCGAGCCGGATTCATCGAAGACGAGTTCATGGTCATCATCGGCGTATGCCCAGAGTGCTCCGGTGCCGGGCATGCTCTTAAAAGCCTAAGAATCGCTGACGGAATTGCTGATGAGAAGCGCGGACGATTACCAACGCATCACGATACAACGATATGACAAACGACCCCAAGAATCCCGAATACAACGCCAAGGCCCGTGACGCGATCATGGATATCTGTCCGTTCTACGACCCGAACCACAAGTGCGGAATCGTCCGGGAACACGTCTTCAAGGACTGCCTCGCCGAACTACGCGAGCGCGAAAGACTGGCGCTGGAATCCGTCCGCCGCCTAGAAGCGCTGTCATCGGCAGGAATGCGGAAAGTCTTGTTTCTTGAAAGCCAAAGAGAAGCTGCCGAATCCGCTGACGAAAAGCCGGACGGTCAGGCAGAGAACAGCTAATTATCCAAACCAACAAACCAATGACAAACAAACTCTTCCGCCTCGCTGACCGTTCCGAGTTCATCGGACTGCCGCTCAACGATTACGCCCACTGGTTTTTCCGGGTGATCGACTCCAAGACTGGAGAGCGCAACATCCGCCCTTGCGATGCAAATGGTGAGTTCATGTCAAATCTCACATTCTGGGTATTCTCTGACCAAATCCAAGCCGTATGAAAATCGAAGAAATTGAAGCGCTGGCGGAACGGATCGACAGCCTTGAATCCGAACTTGTTTGCGAACGAGGAAAATATCGCGATGGGTGGAAAGATGCATTTCAAGCTGTCCGGAATGAGTTGGAGGAATTAATGGCTGCCGCATGCACAATTCAGACCAATAGCTAACTCGACAAACCAATGCACCCAACTTGCACCGCACTAAGCCGACTCCGCCTCATGACCCACCGTGGCGGCATCTTCGATGGATCACGGCTATTTGTCACCGGATCATGGATGCGCATCGCCACACGGCGGGAGCGCAACATGGCAAACGGGGCCGCTATCGAGTGGCAAATTTACGAGGAGCACGAAGGGGAAATGATTCACACGCATACAGTCAGAAAACTACTAAACCAATGAACTTCATAAAATCACGAACCTACCGGGAAACCGCAGGAGTTGCGGAGCCGAAGCTAGACCTGTTCACCGACGTTAAGCGGGCCTTGCATAGCTGGCTACTGGCCAACGATAACAACTACGCCACGGCATCGAAACTGGGCAGCGAGCGCAACCAGCGGATAAAGGAAAGGAGCGGGCGATGAATTACGAAATTACCCATTGACTTCCCCCTTCAACTCGACATAATGCGCGCATGACTACTTGCTCAGTTACCGATTGTGATTCGCCAGTTCACGCCAAAGGCTTTTGCAAGCCGCATTATAAATGCTTCCATAGGCTAGGAAAACCAATTGCCGACCGCCAAACAATCCACGGCACAATCCAAAAGAAGTTTGCCATTAAGTCTGCCGGAAGGAATGACATGGGGTGCTGGGTATGGACCGGAAGTAAAGACATTGACGGCTACGGATCGTTGAGAGACGGCCACAAAATTAAGCGTGCGCACCGTGTTTCATGGGAGATCCACAACGGGCCAATCCCCGAAGGTTTGGCGGTTTTGCACAAGTGCAACAATCCATCTTGCGTCAATCCCGAGCATCTAAAACTTGGCGACCATACGGAAAACATGCAGGACCGAAAAAGAAACGGTAGGGCATGGCATTCGGAAAAATGGAAAGCAAAGCTCAGTGAAAAAATGACCGGAAGGCAAATCACTTGGAAGGCAGCACTTGCCGAAGCAAACCGAAAAATCAGCAGGGAGCAAGCAAGCACGATTGCCAGCAGGTTGAGCAATGGTGAAAAGGTTTCGGCGATAGCTGACGAGTTTGGAGTTCACCGCACAAGCATTTCAAAAATCAAAAAAGGAACATACTTTGTTCATTAACCACCTTCCCTCCCATCGAGTGATGACGAGGAAAAACCCCCGCCGTCCGCGTGTAGCAATCCTAACCGGGGTGGTTCCACAAGGGCGGCGGGTAAGATTCTAAAAGATAAAACCATGAATGATATACCTACGCCCCGGACGGATGCCGTGCAAACCAAAGCAGAGCATGAAGATTACGACGTGGAGCTTGCAATGATTGTTTCCCATGCACGCCAACTCGAACGCGAGCTTGCGCAAGCTTTGAACGAACGAAAGTTTCATAAGGATTGGGCAACTCAATACATGTGGGAAAGGAACGACGCTAGACGCGAGATTGCCGAACTAAAAGCAGAACGCGACTCCCCATCTGGCGTGCATTCCTGCCATCAGGCTTGCCAGCGGCCAATGTGCAAGTTGAGGCGTGAGCTTGCGGAGGCGCGCGAAACGATCAGCTACATGGTCGAGAACGGAAACGCCGCTTACGAAGAAGTCAAAGCGCAACGGGACGCGCTGGCGGGGGCTTTGCGTCGTTGTCTGCCATACGTTGACCCACTCATATCAGGCGTGAGATATGCAGAAACACTACAAGCCCTATCCGCCGTGAAAGGAGCCGCCGATGAGTGAGCAAGAACCCGAGCAAGCCGCCTGCGGTGTCACCCACTACGCAGGATGCGCTTGCCATGAGAAAGGATGGGAGAAACGCTGGAAGATGGCCATCGACATGGCAGCACGGGCGGGGATTGAGAGGGATGATGCGCGTGAAAAGGCTAGGCGCCTTGCCGTCTTTGCCGGTGAGATTCTGGCGGAGGTGCACATCAACGCCAGTTACGGCGTTTTTTGTCAAGCAACCGAGGAGCAGATTGAATCATGGGTCAAGGAGCGGGCGGAGAGGCTGGCGTCAATCTCACAGTCGGGTTGACAACCGCGAGGCGCGGGGGATACTTGCGTCGTTGCAAGTGCAACCCCATTGAGACCGGGAAACAGAATGAACACCATCCAAACAGCCTCCAAATCCCTAGCCAGCCGTGTTTTCATTCCACGGGTCTCACTGGCTAGGGGTTTGGGGGTTTTTTGAATTATGAAGACTTACTCTGAAAAACTCAAGGACCCGCGCTGGCAGCGAAAACGGCTGGAGATTATGCAACGGGACGGGTTCGCTTGTCGTGGATGTTCCAGCAAATCGGAAACCTTGAACGTGCATCATACCTATTACGCTCCGCGCATGATGCCTTGGGATTACCCGACAGACAGCTTAGTGACGCTTTGCGAAAGCTGCCACAACGAAATCACATACCGTCTTGCCAAGGTGCAAGAAACGATCAAGACGCCGGAAGATGCCGCTTTTGCTGAAGAGTTTTTCAGGCTAGCTGGCGGGACCAAAACGCAATGCGCACAGCTTGCCTTGCAGCTTTGCTTTGCCATGCAGTGCGTGGAAGAATCGGCTACACCATGCCAGCGCCGGAATGCCGGGGAGGTTCTTTCCCATGTCATTAACGCCCTTTTGAGAATCAAGCAATCCCTCGCGAAATGAACCTAGACCCGCCGCCTCACGATGGAATAAATCTTTGGACCATCGCATCCGCCCGCAAATGCCAGATTGCCGGAATCTCCGCAGGTGAGGCCGAACAAAGAATCCTTGCGTTTCAAGGACAAACCCGGCGACCGCTGAAAATGTCCGAGGTTAAGCGAGCCGTTGAGAAAGCCTATCAAACGACCCTGCCAGACAATCCACAATTCCAAAAGAAGGAGAAGCCAAAATGGGTTCCGGCATTGACCCGCCGCACTTCTTACCGGAGCGTCCCAAAAGGAATCTCAATCGCGGATTTGTGGGAGGCATCGCCTGACAGGATGGATCAGGACATGGATCAAGCCACGGTCCTAGGTTGGCTTTTCCCCGACGACTCCAAGCTGGTTTGCGTGGGCAAATCAACTTACGAATTCCATACGGCGAGACTTACGGAGTTCAAGGACCTTGCCCAGTGCGCGTTTATCGTCCCTTGCTACATGAGCAAAAAACGAGGCATGACACAGGACGGTAAAGCGTCAATGCATTGCCTCGACAATTGCGGGCCAAGACGCTTTTGCGTTTGTGATTTTGACGAGCCAAAGAGCGACGATCACCCGGCAATCATCTGGCAGCTTCGCAAGGCATTTGACCTTGTGATGGTCATTTCCAGCGGTGGCAAGAGCCTTCACGCTTGGTTCAACGTCCCGGAGGATGAGGAAGAGGATTTTTGGCAAGCGGCAATCCCGATGGGCGCAGACCCGGCGCTCATGCGCAACCGATCTTCATTTGTCCGAATTCCATACGGGACACGGGACAGCGGAGCGCGGCAGATGCCGTTTTACTTTGACCGGAGCAAGCTGCCAGCATGAACTCACCAATGATCATTTCCGCTGCCGTTGACGATGCTGGATTGTCCGTTGTCGATTTTCGGATACTCTCTCACATTTGCCGACGCGCAGGGGGTGGCGAGTGCTGGGCGGGTGTTTCCTCAATTGCCACATCTTGCCGGGTTAATCCCAAAACAGCTAGATCGTCCATTCGTTCGCTTGTGGATTTGGGATGGGTGAAAATCCAAAAGAGGACAGGTCAAACAAGCGTTTTAATCCCTTGTTTTCCATCGGGAAAGGCAGAAGAAACCCCTACCAATCCAATACCCTACCCAATCCAATACCCTACCCAAATGGATACAGGGGACCCCTACCAATTGGATACCCCCCACCCCTCCCAAATGGATACCCCCAAAGGAGACCCAATAAGGATACCCAAGAAGGAAACCAAAAGGGATGTTCTTGCGCTGCCATTCTCTTCCAATGAATTCCTAGAATCATGGACTCTATGGCTTGACCATAGGAAAGCACTAAAGAAGCCATCAACCCCCCAATCTCAAAAGCTAGCACTAGGCAAACTTGCAAAAATGACGGAACGCCAAGCAATCGACGCAATCCAGTATTCAGTCGAAAAGAATTGGCAATCCATCTACCCGCCAAAACCGACCGCATCCACCATCAGGCCAACTACCGAACAATTCACATTCCAGAAAAATGGACACAATGCACGACCCTTCGATTGACCCGCCATGCGCCCCAGACGCCGAATCCGCAATCCTTGCTTGCCTCATTGACTACCCGGCAAGGTTTGGGCCGATTGCCCTAGAGTCTGGACTGTCTGGCGATTACTTCCACATTGCCGCGCATCGTGGGATTTTCGGCATTATCCTGAATCGCCTTCGCGCAAGCAAGCCGCTTGACCCATCGAGCCTCAAAGAGGACATACGGAAGCACAAGCCTGAAGGGGTGACGCTTGGAAAGCTAGCCGCCGTGCTCAATTCCGAGTTTTCGCCCGACGCATGGGATGGCTACGTTTCAGCCATCCGCCAGACCGCCGCCAAGCGCGTTTTGATAGACTCCGCAAAGATGGGTGACGAAACAAATGGATACGATGCTGTTTCCGCCATGCGCAGGGCCACTGAGATTGCGCAGGACATCCTCCAAGGCTCTTCCGAGATATACGACGCCAAAAGAGCGTCCAAGGCGTTTTTTGAGGCATTACAAGAGCGGCATTCGACAGGCACCACCGCAGGGGTGTCAACTGGGATTACGGTGATCGACGCACACACCGGGGGAATGCGCCCTGGCGAGCTTTGGGTAGTAGGCGCAAAAACCAGCGGCGGGAAATCCGTGCTAATGCTTCAAATGGCAGCCGACATGATCCGCGAAGGGAAGCGCGTTGCCATCTTCAGCTTAGAGCTTGGCGTGGAAGAGGTGATGGGCAGAATCGTTTGCGGTATCACCCGCGTATCCATGGCTGAGATCCAAAATCCAAGGCAGCTTTGCAAAATCAGCCTCGCAAAAATCACACGGACCATCGAGGAATTGGCAAATCAGAATTTTGCCGTTTGCGACATGTCGGGACTTACGATGGACCAAATAACCGCCCATTGCGTCCGATTGAAAGAGACGAGAGGGATTGACCTTGTGGTGATCGATTACCTCCAAATGGTTTCCGCGCAACGGATCAAGGGGCAGAATCGAGAGCAAGAGGTGGCTGGAATCTCCCGCCAATGTAAGCAGCTTGCAAAGCGCCTCAAATGCCCGGTTTTGACGGCTACCCAATTGAACGAAGCTGGGCAATCGCGGGAATCACGGGCCATTGAGCATGACGCCGACAACGTGATCATGATCATTGACAATGGGGACGACGTTGGGGTTCAATTCTGGAAATGCCGGAATGGAGAGCGCGGGACGATTTTTGGCGCAAGGCTCAACGGGGAATTCCAAAGATTCGATTTTTTCTGAAAACCAACAACCACCATGCAAACACTAAACATTGACGTTCTAAAAATCGACAAGTCCGCCATCTACGAGGGCAAGAAAGGCAAATACATCAACCTGACCTTGCTGGAAAACCGCGATGGAGAGGACCAATACGGCAATCACGGGTTCATCGTGCAAGACATTGGCAAGCAACGCCGCGAGGCGGGCGAAAAAGGGCCAATTGTGGGCAATTGGAAGCACGTTGGATCTTCCAGACCCAGCCAGAAAATGCACGGCGGCGAGGCTCAGAGCGTGGCCAAGCCGGAAGTGGATGAGGAGGACGAAATCCCATTCTGAAAAAATCTTCCCCGAAATGAAAAAAGATGTTGACGGGAAACAAAATGGGGGGTATCCATTGCGCATGTCCAACACCGCCACCGCCCGCCAGTTCAAAATCCTTGGAATCTGCGACAATGTGAATGCCTGTGATTGCTGCGGAAAAACCGATCTGCAAAAGACAGTTGCCATTGAAAATTGTGAAACCGGATCAGTTGGATATTTCGGCACGACTTGCGCCATGCAACCTTCCAAGTGCTTTGGATTTGAGAAGCGCGAAATGAACTCCGCCCTTAGCCATTTCAAAGCAAAGCAACAATCGTTTTACGCCAAAGTGAGCCGCATTTACAAAGAGCGCGGCGGAAAGCGGATTGCGGTCGAATACGCCAAAGGTTCTTTCGGCCAGCCTCTTTTTGAATATCGCTATGCCGACATTGCATTACGCGATGCAATTATTGCCGAGCTTGGACCAATTGCCACAATCTGATTATGGAAAAGACCTACGAATACACCGTCACGTTTTTGAAATACGGGAAAATGCAACGCATGACCGTCGAAGCAGAATCACGGGAGCATGCCCGCGAAGTCTTTCAAGCCCGCGTTGACGACATGCAAGCGTTTACGGAATCAGGGTCTGAAGTTTTTGAGATTATTTCTATCCGATAACCCCATGAACACCCACGGAGGAAAACGCCCCGGATCAGGACGCAAGCCAGGGCGCGGCAAGGGCAGGACGGTCAGATCATCGAGCATCACACTAACGCCCGCGCTGTGGGCACGCCTAGACGCGCTACGGGGCGATTTGACGCGCTCTAGGTGGATTGCAGGGAGGATTGATGATGCCATAAGCTTGTCGCCATCGGCGGCGGTTTGCTCTGCTTGCGGCAAGCCGCCGAAACTCAGCAAAACGGCCATTGAGGGCGTCATGCAACTAAGCCACCTATGCGACCACGGCAGCCAACACAGCTTTGGTGAGTTTGCCAGCGAGCCCGAATTGATCGCGCTCTGGAATCATCAGCTGAACGCCACAAGTGAGGGATCGCCGCCCTCACGTCTTGAAAACAAACAGGAGCGGAACGGCGATTCCCTCCGCTGACTGGTTCTCTTTCTTATGCCTGCCGCCCACTCATTCACTTATCAAACGACGAAGACGGTTGAGATCGTCGCCGCCGATGGTCTGCCGATCTTCAAAGGCGACGTTCTGCGAAACACCGAAGACGGAACCACCGGTGTCGTCGTCGAGATCGCTCTGCCGGGTGAAGCTTGCCGCAGAGCATTCCCTCTCGGTGCCGTAGTCGGGGAACTGGCGATTCAGACTGGTCCTGGATGCACCCGCATCACGAACTGCTACGACAAATGGGTCCACGTTCCACGCGAAGATCAGACCTACGAGCAGAGGTTCAAGGCATGGCTCCAGATCCCCTACGAGCACGACGAAGACAGGGAGGCCTCCCGCGACGAAGGACTGGCCATAGACGGAATCATGGCGTTGCTGCCGATAGATCCCGTCGATTGGGAAAGTGGACCGTGGCCTGATCGCCTCGACGATGCGCTCCGCTTCCTTGTCGATCACCTCACCAGTAAAGAGAACGCTGGCGGTCTGGCAACCGCGCCGCAGGACTCCGCTTCAACTTGAGACGTTCCCGCGGTTGCCAGCACCGACCTTGTTCTCCGAATCCGAACCACCCCAAGACTCCAATGAAAATTCCTCTGAAAATCCAGCCCGCCGACCTGATCCACCACAAGCGAGACATCCAGATCCAAGCCATCCAGTTCTATCGCGGGAAAGAAACCGTGTTCGCTGGCGAGCCAAGACGCGAGCGGTGGAAATCGTGCGTGCGACTGGTTGCCGATTGCTGGATGCACCTCGGCCCGCAGTCATTCGGTGATGGAACTGTGATCCACCTGCCATGATTTCGGAGAACCCCAAAGATCAGGGGTGAGGAACGAATCCACTGCATCGCCCGTTCGGCCATGAAACGCCCATGCCATTACCCAGGATGCCGAGCCTTGCTCGACAAGGGCGCGTATTGCCCTGCCCATGCCAGCCATGCCAAGCAGCGGCACAAGGCCTACGACCAGCACGTTAGGGCCAATGATCCCGCCCTTGCCCGTGCGGCAGCCATACGCAACAGCCCACGCTGGCGTGCCGTGCGCAAGTGGCAGCTGGCACGGGAGCCGCTATGCTTTGATCCGTTTAGCGACCACGAGAGGCGAGGGACAACGGAGACGGCAAGTCAGGTGCATCACATCAAAGGACTGGCAACGCATCCAGAGTTGGCGTTCCATTCGTCGAACCTTATGAGCGTATGCACCGGGTGTCATGCCAAGCTGGAACGTGAGGCCAAAGCGCAAGGCCAATAGCGGGATTCTTCGCAGATATTTTAAGCGCGACCGTCAAGCATAAAGCAAGATCAAAGTTTGATTGAAACGGTTGTTTGAATGCTGGCACGATGCCAGATTGCCGACTGGGTGGGGGCTTGGGTAGATCAACGCACCCCCCCCGCTCTTTTGACTTCCAAAAGTCTGGTAGGCACAATGT